CCAGCAACACTGATTGTCCCAGAATTGTCGATCAATGAATTATACAATACGATACAAACACCACCACCACCACCACCTCCACCAGGAGCGTTCGATGACCCGCCTCCGTTTATATTTCCATTACCACCGTTTAATCCAGCCGTACTAATTCCGTTGGCGGTTGTAAAATTCCACGCACCACCACACTCAATAATTAGACCACCTCCACCAGCGCTACCATCTCCACCCTCTGCTACAGTTGCGCTATTTGAATAAGCATTAGCACCGCCACCACCAGCACCAGTAAAAGCATTTTGGTACCGTTGCAATACTAAGTAAGTTGTAGTTGATAGATATTTTAGTAATGATGTTTGTGGTAATGAAATTCCTGCTGGTGCAACCGGACCTGATCCTGGATTGCCAGTTGATCCTTGCGTAGTTGCTGGCGCTCCTTTAGCTGGCATAAAGAT